ACGATAACACACCAATTCCATTCAGTCAAGACAAAAAAAAAAGACTCCCGAAGGAGTCTTTTTTTGTGTTACCAGTAATCTTTCGATTAGTAGGTGAATACACGGGAACCATCAGCCGCTAGGGTGGTGTTCTTCATGTCTTCAATTGCGATGAACTGATAGTAATTCTCAGAACCCCAAACGTTACCCATAACTCCATAACGTGTTCTAACACCGACTTCTGGTGTGAAGTCTGCATCTTTGGTAGCTCTCATCAGCTGTAGTGGAATATATGGCGAATAAATGATACCAGCATCCCAAGGTGAACTTCCTTTGTAACCCAACATTGCATAGTCACCCTGTGCAAATGTGTCACGTACTAACAACTGTGTTCCGTCATTAATAAGTCCCACTTTTACAAGTGATCCAACACCAGTAGCTGGAACTGAAGGCAGACCTGCACCTGAGTTAGCTACGAATGTATTGCTGTTTAGGCGTTGTAGTACCGCTGTTACAGATGGAGAAGTAATACAGAAGTTCGCAGAACCACGACGAGTCAAGGTAGCGATATCCTGAGTTTTCTCATTGATCTGTGTCATTAGTGTACCAATACGTTCAATCTGGTTACGACCATCAGCAGAAACTGGGGTCCAAGTAGATGTTTTACCACCTGTAATTGCAGATTTAACCATTTCGGTTAACAACTGACGGTCAATCTCAGCACCAACTTCGTAGGTAAGGATGTTGATCATCTCACCATCTACGTCGATTCCGTGCATTGCCATCATATCTTCAGCTAGTTCTGGAGACCAGTTAGCCGCTAATTTACGGGATTTTGCTTCAACAGCCGCTTTGATCAGGTCAAATTTCGCCATTGGGTAGTCATTGTTTACCTGAGCATATTCACCAGTTGCAGTTACCTGTCCCTGACCTCTCCACTCAGTGTTAGACACACCGAAGTATGACTTCCAATAGTCTTGATCAGTAGATGCACTTGCTTCAGTATCCTGAAGAAGACCAGATACACCAGTGTAACGAGTGTCATTGGTATTGTAACCAATTTCAGTATTTGAAAGATCCAAATTACCGACACCTAGTTGTCCGTTAGAACCGTATTTTGCACGAAGTGCGAATGCGAATCCGATAGGAGCAGTCATTGGCTGAACACCAACAAGCTCGTGAGCCATTAACTGTGGAAAAATACGTCTTACAGTTGGAATGACGATTGAAGGCCAATGATAATCATTAGGACCAAGAACACCAGTAGATGCAGAACCATCACCAGCAATACCAGTTCCCATACCAGCTTCTTCAGTCACAAGACCACGTTTCTCGAAATCCTTTTGAGTGGATTCAAGTACCATAGCGGTTGAGATACGCTTTTGTTCATCTACAATAGATTCACCAGCGTCAAGAACCGCTCCCCATTTTGTTACCAAACTTTCTTGGTATTGTTTGTCCATTAATTCTACCATGATTTATTTTCCTTTTTGGTTTATTTTCGTTTTTTTCTTATTTACAAGATTTTTTAGTTATGTCAGCGTACTGTTGCATCTGTACTGATTCAGTTACTTTATCATCTGCATCATCGTCATCCTCAACATCACTCTCTGGTGTGATTTCTTCGATGATTGATTTGATCTTATCGTAACTTGTGAATTCACTGTCAGTTTTCGAAACTTCTTTGTATTTGATGTTTTCATATACTTCATCAAAGTCTTTTTCGATTTCTTCAACTGATGCTTCAGCAAAATGCTTCAAAAGTTTAGATGCTTCCAAATCTGGGATATCTTTAACTTTACAGTTGATCAATTGTTCAGCTTTCATTTTGTTCAGTTCAGATTCGACTTGGATACGATGTTCCATTTCAGTCTGTAGCTGTTCAGTTTTAAGTTTAAGGTCTTCGGTGTTGCTTTCATTACTTTCATTAATCGACTCTTCGATTTCAGTAATTTTAGCATGTACATCAGCATCAGAAATAAGGCATGTCTTACGCATTGATTCTGCCATTTTCTCTAGTGTGGATAATCGCTTATAATCAACTACCAATGCTTCAGGTGCAGACTCTTTAACGTATACATCTAAGTATGCATCAAGTTTCTCAACCAGTTGGTCGTTAATATCAGCTGTTCCCTCTACTACAGCAAGTTCTTCACGTTTTTCGATCAGTGTGTCGATCTGTTCAACTAAAGCAGTTACTGATGTATCAATCTCAGCCTCGTATTCAACTAGGTGAGTTTCAGCAATCTCTTTAGAAGCATCAAACCCAGCATTGTAACCTTCTTCCCGTTCAGCATTCAATTTTTCAACAATCGAATCACCGAATGTGTTAAGTTGTTCACGCTGTTCATCAGTTAATACTTTCTCTGTATCAATTGACTCAATTAATTTGATAAGTTCATCTCTCATTAGTTGTCTCCTTTAGCTTCTTCGACGTTATCTATATATTCATTAAATTTTGCTTCTAACACATCACCAAGTTGGATCTTTGCGGTAGCGTAATCATTCTCTTTGATATTATTTATAAAAGATTTCAGATTTTCAGAACTCATTATTTAAACTCCATAATTGCTTTGCTTTCTACATCTATTTATAAACTTTTCAGAAATTCGTTCATTAATTTAAACATATACTCCGAACGTTGATGTTTCGGTAGTGTGCTTAAACCGTTTTCCACTATGTTATAGTTGACTTCTAGGATGTCTCCATGTACATCAACCATGAAGTTTTTCGACTCTAATATACCGTCAACAAACTGACCTATTGATGGGTTAACCACACAGTCAACAGTGGACATTCTATAGTTTCTAACCACTGATTCTTTCTTGTTTCCCCACTTCTCTTGAACCAGTTTACCAACACCACGTGTTGAGAATCCAATTTTAGAACCGTGCTGAATCAGTGATGCTAGAATATCACCCTTTGGTGTACCTTTAATGTTGTTCTCCTGATCAGATGCCAGTATGATTGATTCACCGATCCATACACCTTCATCGTTCTTATCTTCTTTAAGCTTTGTGATTCGGATAGCCGCTTCAGCTGGATTGATATGTGTGTACTCTGGGTGTTCAAGTTCACCTAGTGCTCTATTGGTATCAACCATCTCTTTAACAAAGCGTTTTACTTCAGTTCTCATATCATCAAGTGGGTATAGTCGTTCATTACCATTTAGTTTGTTTGCAACTACGTATGGTCCGACCAATCTCATCTGTTTGTAGCCGACCTCGTTAGCTTCAGTGATTATATCGTAATCATTAAATTCGTTTTCAACCATCAGTTTCAGTATTTGTTCTTTCATCGTCATCTCCATGTTTTTCTATTCTTATTTATACAAAAAGACCCACCAAATAGTTGATGGGTCTTTTTTAATTGATTTATGTTGTGAATTCTGTTATTCGAAATCTTCGTCGTCTTCCGGTTCTTCATCTTCCTCATTCCATGGAACAGGTGAGTCAATACCTTCAGGTCCAAATTCTTCGATCTTATCAGTCCAGTATGTAATGATTGATTCCTCTAACAACTCTTTACGGTTAAACTTTCGATTTTCATCAATCTTTTCTTGTGTCCAACCAAGGATATCAGCCATTGCAAGTTCTGTTGAAAACTCTTCCCTGTCAGCTACAAGTTCATAGTTCTCCATTTTAATCTGTAGAAGCTTCTGTTGCTGATATAGTTCATACAGTATAGGTTTGTTGATATTGATTTCGAAATCGTATTTACTCAGTTCATACTTTTCCCATAATCCACGTAATTTAAGGTGGGTAATGTAACCATTCTTGAAACCAGCTGAAAACATATTCTGGATTCTGATTATGAAACGAGTGAACGCATATTCCTCATATGTGATCGTATCATCACGTTCCATGGTATTCTCAGCTTGTTGGTATCTGGAGAATGGAACCTTCATTGATTTATATAAACGTCTTAGGAAATATTCAACATCTTCCATCTCACCATATGAAGCTGATGAACCTAATGTGGTAACCTCTGTTCCACCACCCTCTTTAGATTTCCAGAAATAATATGATTCAAGCATTGCATGTGGGTCATAACGATTCTGTTTATTCCCATCACGGTTGGTGGTCTTCTTAGAATTCATTGAGTTAACGAATGAACGCATATGCTGTTTAGCTTTCTTATCGGGCATATTACCGACATCAACGTTGAATACTAAACGTTCAGGTGCTCGAACTACACGAAGAATAACAGCCGCATCATGCATAAGTGCCAACTGGATATATGATTCACGTGATCTATCGATTAATGGATATACGGTTGAACATGTATAATCATAATCACCTGTGTTGATGTAGGTCATCTGTGACCATAACATAGGCACCACATCATTATTAAGTACTTGGCTCATATAAGATGCACTATTCGAATTCGGGTCAATGTCATGGAATGCTGTCATTGATTGTGCAAAGTTTGACGATAGGTGATTACATGCACCATCAATCTTCTTGAATAATACACCAACATTCTCGTCCTTAACTACGTCACGCAAAAAGTCATAACGTTCAGTTGGTAGGTATTTGATACCGACGATACCTTTTTCCTTATTCGTATCATCTATAACATTTTCCCATGCAAGCTCACCATCAACCAGAAATTGTTTCACATAGTTGAAGCCGTTCATGTTGATGTCGAACAATGCGATATATTTTTCCCATTCTTCGGTTAATATCTTCTGACGATCCTGAGATTTAAGGTTTTTTGATGTTGGTGTGAATTTAATCGACGTGTATCTGTCGGTGTCATCCTTCATCCATGTATCATCAGCAATATCCTCAAGACATTGTAATACTTCTGGGTATCTAGCCATTAATCGATATGTTCTTAATCGACTTTCCTTGTTTGTTGGAATTGGTGTGTAAATCTTATTATAATAGTAATCCTGATTCATATATCGCATTTCTTGATCAGAACCACTACCGTTACCAGTAACCGCTAAATCATCAATATCGATGTCGTCGTTATCTAGTTCAGCAAATACATCCATGTTTGGATTTGCGTTATCGATCTCATCTTTAGTTTTACCAGCACCACTAAACAATTTAAATATATTCATTCTTTAACCTCTTCATATTAACATTAAGTCACTTCTTCATTGGTATTTATACCTAAAAACTGAATACATCAGCAACCATCTGGTTTGTTGGATTATATTGGACGAACCCCATAGCTTCAACATAACCCTCTAATGGTTTGATTACCAGTTTACCGAACATTTTGATATAATCAATCGTGAATATCTCTTCGAATTCATCAGGCATTGACCCATCAATGAATGAGATTACATCAATCCCATATTCATTACTCTTATTTATGTAACAATATCGGATAAAGTCACCTAACCGTATTTCAGTGTATTTATCCTTTATATTAAGATCATCTAATAGATCATTATGGTAATGTAATCCTCGTACTTGTGCTCCAGTACCTTTCTCTGTTTCTAGGAACCCAGTGGACTCCTTTGCAGTCCGGTAACCCTTCCATATTGAAATATCACTGTAGCTGAATTCAACGAATTTTTCATATACCTCATTCAGATAATCCACATATTCATCATACCCCCAACTATTATTACACGTGTTTTCATATATATCTTTCAGGAATGTTTTAATACCTACGGGTAATTCACCTTTCTTAACAGCGATACCCATATATTTGAATTTATCAACTCGTTTACCGTCAACATCAATCAAATGCATTAAATAGTGCTTTTTCTTGAAGAAAATGGACTCTGAGGCTAATACCTCACGTTCATACTGTATGTTATAACCCTCAGTGGTGCAACACTCCGTATTGACCATATTCTTAGCGAATTCATTCACATCCCCTGAAACGAAATTATCAATCTCAGTCAACATGGTTTTGATTTCTGTTCTAGTGAATTCCTTTAATGAACTCTTTCCAAATTTTTCACAATATTCATCGGTTACATTTTCGATGTTGATATATTGGGAATCAGTATCACCAGCAACAGTGTTACCCTTTCCGAACCTATCTTCAATCATTGCGTTTACACCCCTGTTGATAAATTGTCCGGTTAATGTAACTGATTGTGCTATATCGGCATCATAAATCGGTGAGAATGGTGTACCAAATACCCCATACACTGAATTCAACTTGATCTTTTGTGCATACTGAGCATTATCATATCGATCTGATGTATTTTTATATTCAAGCTTCAGTTCTGGATCTTCCTCTTGAGCAGACATCTTTTCATATTTGTATGATAATTTTTTCATCTTCACACGTTCGTTATATGCATTCTTCAACCAACTGGTAACCACACCCATTTTCTCATCATGCTTATAGAACAATGTGGCATTCTTCGATAGGGTACATTTTTTACTGGTCAGTGTATCAAGTTGTTTGGATGTGATACGTTTAACCTTTCCATTCGGTCTATAAAGGTCATATGTTTCATCATCAATATGACTGAGTTTACCAACCTTGGTTTCAGGTGAACAGTTTAATGCAATCATCGTATTTGGATACAGTGATTTTAAGTCAATTCCAATAACACCCTTGTCATAGAAACCCATCTTTGTTGGGAATACATACGCACCCTCAAACTTTTCAGCGTTCGTATCTTCATCACGGGCTTTATATGATGGAAACACACCACTTGACGTGTTTCGTGAGTGTGCCGCTAATGATCCAAGGATATAACCAATTGATGTATAAATTGCATCCATTTGACATAGACCGGATGATGTAATAGCTCGACTCAATTTGATTAGGTTCAGCTTATCTTCCAGTTTCACCAATAGTTCTACGTCTCGAACGTTATATTCAAACCATTTTTGGAAGTTATTTTTATAGAACTCTTTCATCGTTCCGGTGTAATGAAGTTTATTTTCACCAAGCTCGACTTCACACACGTTATCAAGTTTATACCCACCATCAATCTTATGTAGGAATTTATCCCGATACAATACCATCAAGTCCATCTGTGATACACCCTTCAGGTACACCATGATATCATTTGGATTATCGTTGTTTTCCTTTATGTAATAATCACGGACTGGTGACAACTTCTTAGCTTCGTCTACATCCAATACATTTTCAATACGTCTGATTATGTATGGTAAATCGAACATTCTAGTGTTCCACCCAACAATGACATCGGGGTAATTTCTGGTGATCCAGTCAATGAAGCTTTTAAGTAACTCAACTTCATTATCAAATTGGAACAACAGTATATCATGTTTACCACTTAACGTGTTCTCTAGGTCGTTGTTTGCACTTGGTAATGCCCAAGTATAGTAACGCTCATGGTGAGTGTCATAGATGGTTATCAAGTTGATTGGGTATCTTGCATATTTTGGTAGTGGAAACTCATCCTCAATAGCAATCTCGATATCAAGATAATGGTACCGTAATTTCTGTGAATTGAATTCACTATCATCAATATATTTACTGAAATGGATCTGGGTGAATTCTTGTTCTGGTTGATAACACTCAATGATCTTAATTGACCCTGTGAGACTCTTCATCCATTTATTACGGTCATACACGTTTCTGAATTGTTTAGTGGCTACATATTCACCAAAAATTGATTTCTCATGTGTTTTGTATGGTACTATATATTTGACATGTGAGTTGTGTTCAAATTTGTATGTTTTAGGGTGACCCTTCTTATCATATCCATATAGGATGATTTCACCACTACGGGTATCTTTATTAACTCTATATGCAATATTCCGGTAACCCGCACCAATATCACCAACATCAATTACACTTATTTCTTTATCTTCCATATACACTTCCTCTTTCCAATTATACTAACCACCGTCCAATATAACAACATGAAAATCCACATAATGTTAACTATGTGGATTATCATCAATTTTTCGGTGTGTATTAACTGTAGATTGAGTTCGTACTCATACCCCGTTCTTTCTGTTTTGGTTTGTCTGGTGTGATATCTTCAATCACTGGTGGTACTTCAGGTACTAGGTCATACAGTTCGTTGAATCGCTCATCCGTTAGTATTAGGAGACCTTCATTAGTTTCGATTAACCAATCACCAGCTTGCACCGTCTGTTCACCGAATAGACCCACCATCGTTGTGAATGGTTGACCAGTTATTTCATCTTTTTCGAAGTTTGTTGCTTCATATTCGTATTGCTTGTTAGTAACTTTCATTGTAGTTTACCTCACATGTTTTATAATTTTCTAATTCTTCATCACTTAATTCAACAGTTGCAATGATCATCTCATCTTTGTAGATACTCAAATGTTCACCAAGAATGGTTACTTTATCAGCACCTTGTGATAATGGGATGAAATCTCCAACTTTGATATTTTCCGAAGATGATGCAACAACTTTACCTAATGGTAATTCTGAATTGCTCATATCGGATAACATGATTCCACCATTGACACGGTTAATTGCGGTCATCACTTTGACAAATACCATATCTTTAAATGGGTACGGTTCATCATCACCATCGATACCACATATAATATTCTCAAAATCTAGAACACATATAGGGTTAGTATCATAATATACTGATAATCTATCTGCCAATACTATATCATCAGAAACCATACCATATTCATCATGTGCTTTATCGGAATAATCTTCAACACGATATTGACCCATCCGGTTATTCATCTCAGCTGATTCAGGGATGAGGATGTTACCAGCTAAACGGGTAACACCATTATCAATCATCCGTAGTACAACCTTGCGACTTTCGCTTAATGGTGTTAAACTTTTATCATACACCCCGTCACTTCTACCTATACAACCATTAATCTTATTCATATTTAACCGTTTACGATATTCAATTTTTCAAGCATGATGTCAACCAACGATGAATTTGAAGTAACGTCAATTGTGTCTGCACTGTTGTTTAGATTAACCAGCTTTGTACCCACACGCTTATAGTGGTTAGTTCCGATCATCACTGTTTCACCTTCTTTAATACCAGTCGTGTTATCCATTGCATTCTCCTTTATCTATTTTGTCTATAATGTATTCGATCACCGCATCAACATTGTTGAAGTGTTCCCACTTATAACCCACACTTTCTAAGTGCTGTTGATCCTTTAATACGATATCATCTGTGATGGTTCTAATTGAACCCTTGTCTACATTATTTATATAAGTCCATGATTTTTCAATATCTACAAAGAAATTGAAGAATGGAATCTTCTTATCTCGGACCAACGTAAACAGGTACATATTGTCTTCAAGACAGTTTAATTGTTCGTCATATTTATAGGTTCCAATCTCTTCAAGGTTATAATAGCTATACCCATTCGGATGGTGTGCATTGAATAACACCGAAAAGTCAAGGTCAGAGTATCGACCAAGCTTACATTTCAACCTTGGGTTATGTAATCCAGCAACGTCATTTACCGAATTGGTAAACCCATTGTTTACATACGGTATTTCAAGTAACTTGGATACGTGTTCATATTTATCAAATATGGATGCATCAATAATTTCGATATCGTCATCAACCAAATGTAGGTTTTTAATACCGTTAACGTTACATATGTCAATTATCGCATTACGTGATTGAGCAACGTTCATCCCAGTGATATCAATATTGATATCACACATCAGATTGGCTTCACCATTTGTTGCAAATATGGTGATCAAATCGTGATCACTGTCGTTGGCTAAATCATTGAACCAATTGAAATCCGATTGTTTCCGACCATAATTAAGAACTGCTATACATCTTTTTTCCATAATACCCCTTAAGAAATGATCTCAATATCATTACCAGCGATTTCACCAGCTTTGTTTTTTTGTTTATCTAAGAAATGTTCAACGTCAATATCAAGGCACTTGCTTCTCATCTTGAATAATGAAATCCATTCATCCATGTTCCGTTCAAACCACCATCCATTA